CCCCCCCGCCGTGCGCGCCGCCATCCTGGCGGACATCAAGGCCGGGACCTTGAGCAGGGCAAAAATAGCCGCCACGCACGGCGTCAGCCGCGCCAGCGTCACCAACATAGCCACCACCGCCGGCGTGACGGACCCCTTTGACCGGACGGCCACGCAAAAGGCCACACAGGTGGCCGCTGTGGACGCCCGCGCCGCGCGCGCGCGGCTGTGCGCGGACCTGATGCTAGACGCCCTGCGGCTACGGGAGCGCGCGTGGGCACCCTACCCCGTGGTGACCAACACCGCTGACGGGCCGGAGATAACCATGCTCCCCCAGCCGCCCCTACGGGACGTCCAGGCCGCATACACCGCGCTCGGCATCGCTATCGACAAAGCGCTCAAAGTGGACGCATACGATCGCGTTGACGAGTCACTGTCCGGTTTGGACGCCTGGCTACAGGCCATGACCGGCCGGTGATCCAGCCGCTCACCGGCAAAGCCGCCCAGTCCGTCGCGATGGCCACGGCCAGGTGGAACATCTGGGAAGGCGCCGTACGGTCATCCAAAACGGTGGCGAGCATCCTGCGGTGGATGACGTACGTGCGCACGGGCCCGGCCGGCAACCTGGCCATGATCGGCAAAACCGAGCGCACGCTCAAACGTAACGTCATTGACCCCATGGTGGACATGGTGGGCGTGCGGCGCTGCCGCTACCTGGCCGGCAACGGTGAGGTGCACCTGTTCGGCAGGCGCGTCTACATCGCCGGAGCCAATGACGCCAAGGCCGTCACCAAAATCCAGGGGCTGACCCTGGCCGGTGCGTACGGGGACGAGATAGCCACCTGGCCAGAGGACCTCTGGGACATGCTCGGCACCCGCCTGTCCGTTGCGGGAGCGCAGTTTTTTGGCACATGCAACCCGGCCAGCCCCGTCCACTGGCTCAAACGCAACTGGCTGGACCGCGCCGCGCTGTGGCTCCAACGCGACGGGTCCACATCGGTCGGCCGGGATGAACCCGTTGACCTGCACCGGTTCTCGTTCGTACTGGACGACAACCCTTGGTTGCCGCCCGACTTCGTGGCCGCGCTGAAACGGCAGTACGTGGGCCTGTTCTATCGCAGGTACATCAGCGGGGACTGGGTCCCCGCTGAAGGTGCCGTATTCGACATGTTTGCGGCCAAGCACGTTGTGGCTGAGCCGCCGGCCATCACCCGCTGGATCAGCATGGGCGTGGACCACGGCACCCGCAACCCGCTCCACGCGGTCATCCTGGGCCTGGGCGTGGACAACCGGCTCCACATCACCAGGGAGTGGCGCTGGGACAGTGCCCAGAAACGCCGTCAACTGTCTGACGTGGAGTACTCACGGGAGCTGCGGCAGTGGCTCACCACCGTGCCCATCCCGGGCACAACCCTCACCGGCGTAGCACCAGAGCGGGTAGTCGTGGACCCCTCCGCGACCGGCTTCCGCGTCCAGTTACACCATGACGGCGTGCCCACCGTAGTGGCGGACAACGCTGTACTACCAGGCATCCGCACTCTGTCCAGCCTGTTCGCGTTGGGCCTACTGGACGTCCATGAGTCCTGCGTCGAGCTGCTATTGGAGATCCCGGGCTACTGCTGGGATGACAAGGCGGCGGCGAAAGGGGAAGACGTGCCGCTCAAAGTAGCTGATCACGGCGTGGACGCGATGCGGTACGCCACCCACTCAACCCGGGCCATGTGGCGCCCGGCGCTCCACCATGACCTGCACCTAGCAGCCTGACCCGATAAGCTGAAAGGACCAAAACCATTATGGGCTCCAAGAAGCACGATCCAAGCCGGCAGGATCATTGTCAGATCGCCGGGCATCAGTGGGTGCTCGAGCGGGGCAGTTCGACTAAGTACGTGTGCGGTACCTGCGGCGCACGTAGAGGTTGAGGCGCCCGTCCCTTGGTGGCGAGGACGCGCCGATCAAGGCGGCATTCCGGTGTAGTCACAAACAACCCATAAAGGAAGAGGACCAACCGTGCCACAAACCCCGAGCCTCGGCCGCGTCGTCATCGCCCACGTCGCCGAGCCAGCCATGAACAACGGCTCCATCGAGGCGCCCGCGATCATCACCCGCGTCTTCGGCCAGCACCCCGCAGGCGGTTGGATCGTCAACCTGCGCGTCCTCCTCGACGCCTTCACAACGCCGCTGCACCTGACGTCGGTGCGGCTGCTGGACGAGGCGCCCGAGGGCCAGACCCACACCTGCTGGTGGCCACCGCGCGTCTAGCCTCCCCTGTTTCCGCCGCCGGGCCAGACCCACACCTGCTGGTGGCCACCGCGCGTCTAGCCTCCCCTGTTTCCGCCGCCGAGAGAGGTAGCCGATCATGCCGCTGCCTGACGGCGGAAACACGCCTTGGCCCCCAGAGCACTGCGCACCCATCAACCAGCAGTACGCCACGTGGGCGGCGTGGTGGACCGGGGACGTGGACCAGCTCGCCGCCGTGTACGGCGGGGGAGGCAACGGCGGCACTGGACGCGACACGACGGGGTTCTTCGCGTCGGAGTCGGGCGGGTTCAGGGCCAACGTTGGCCGTGTGGTCGGTGCGGTGCGGCGCTGGTTCTGGGGATCTAGGGCCTCAACCACCCAGCAACGCACCCGCCTGCACGTCCCGCTCGCCGGTGACATCGCGTCGGCCTCCGCGGACCTGCTGTTCTCCGAGCCACCCACGTTTGAGGTGGGAGGCGACCGGCCCACCACGCCGGCCGGCGACACGCCAGCAGACCCGACACAGGTCCGGCTAGACGAACTGATAGACGGCGGCACCACCTACGCCATCCTGTTGGAGGCGGCCGAGATCTGCGCCGCCATGGGTGGGGTGTACCTGCGGGTGGTGTGGGACCCCAAGACTAGGCCGGGCCGGCCCTGGATCACCGCCGCGCAGCCGGACGTGGCTGTGCCTGAGTGGGCATGGGGGCAGCTCACCGCCGTCACGTTCTGGCGGGAACTGTCGCGCAAGGGCAGGCTGGTCGTCCGGCACCTGGAGCGGCATGAGCCGGGCCGCATCATCCACGGCGTGTACCAGGGCTATGAGGACCAGCTCGGCACACCCATCCCGCTCACGGACGCCCCGGAGACGGCCGGCCTAGCTGATGAGCGGCTAGTGGACGGCAACACCATCCTCACCGGCGCCCAGGACCGCCTGACCGTGGTGTATGTGCCCAACATGCGGCCCAACCGGGTGTGGCGCAACAACCCGTACGCCGCCTACCTCGGCCGCTCCGACTACAGCGGTGTCGAGCCGCTCATGGACGCGCTCGACCTCGTGTGGTCGTCCTGGGTCAGGGATGTGGACCTCGGCAAGGCGCGCCTGGTGGTGCCACGGGAGTACATGACCTCCCACGGCAAAGGCCAAGGCGCCAGCGTCGACCTGGACCAGGAGATTTACGAGCCGATCAACGCCATGGCGCCGGAGACCGGCGGGGCAGAGATCACACAGGTCCAGTTCAACATCCGCGTCGCCGAGCACCAGTCCACCGTGGACTCCCTCAAGGGCCAGATCGTAGGCTCGGCGGGCTACTCGCCCCAGACGTTCGGCCTCGTCGACACTGTGGCGATCACCGCGACCGAGGTGGCGGCCAAGGAGCGCCGCTCCCTCATCACGAGGGACCGCAAGGCCCAGTACTGGCGCCCCGAACTGGCCGCCATTGTGGAGACACTGCTGTGGGTGGACAAGGCCCAGTTCGGCAGCGGCATCGTGCCGCAGCCTGTTGACGTGGAGTTCGCGGACGCGGTCAGCGTGGACCCGTTGGCGCAGGCGCAGACCCTCCAAGCCCTCCATGTCGCCGAGGCCATCAGCATCGAAGAAAAGGTGCGCACCCTCCATCCAGACTGGACTGATGTCCAAGTGGCGGAGGAGGTTGGCCGCATCAAACAGGACTTTGGGATTGGGCCGCTCCAGGACCCATCCACATTCACCGGCCTGACGCCAACAGAACAGGCAGATCCGTTGGCGCCACCGGTGTCTGAGCCAACAGGAGTTGGCACCAGCAAGCCGTACGGCTGATGCCCGCAGACCGCTCCCTCGCGGAGGACCTCGCCCAGCCCCTGCTGGAAATCTACAGTGGACTAGAGGCCCGTCTCACGGCGGACATGGCCCGCCGCCTACGGGCGGACCTCGGCCGGGACGACTGGGCGGAGCGCAAAGCCCAAGCGGCGGGGGAGATCGCCAACCTGATCCGCCGGCTGTTGGCCAAACTCGCCGCAGACCTGGACGGGCGGGTGGCGCAACAGCTCACCCTCGCCTACGCGCGAGGAGGGCACAACGCCCTCAACGAGCTGACCAACCTGGCGCTACGCCCCGGACGGCACGAGGGCCTACCGTCCGCCGCCGAGGCCATGATGCGGGCCCCTGACGTGCAGCTCGGCGAGATGCGCCGCATCGCCGCAGGCCACCACAGCAACGTGATCCGCGGGTTGAACAACCTGCGGTCCAGCTACCCGGGCGCTGACTCCGTCATGCGCATGACGTGGTCCCTGTCCTCACGCCTCAAGGGCACGCACCTGCCGGTGCTGCGGTGGTCCGAGGACGCCTACCGGCAGACCATCGCGGCGGCGGCCCTGCCTGACGTGCTGCTCGGCGTCGCGACCCGCCGCCGCGCCTCACAGGTCGCGTGGGAGGACCTGCTCTCCAAGGGCATCACCGGGTTTGTCGACAACGCGGACCGCCGGTGGAACCTGGCGACCTATGTGGAGATGGCCACCCGCACCGGGGTCGCGCAGGCCGCTGTTGAGGGCCACATGGACCGGTTGGAGGGCGCGGGCATAGACCTGGTCATTGTCTCCAACGCGGCCTTAGAGTGTTACCGCTGCCGTCCCTGGGAGGGCAAGGTCTTGGCCCGGCGTGGTCCGGAGGGCGCGCGGGACATAGAGGTGGAGCACTCCACAGAGGACGGCCGCATGGTCACCGTCCACATAGCTGGCAGCGTGGACGAGGCCATCGGCAAGGGACTGATGCACCCGCAGTGCTTTCCCGGCCACGTGCTGGTCTCAGCGCCGTCTGGCATACGTGCCGCGGATGCCCGTTGGTACGAGGGTGACCTTGTCGTCGTCCACACAGCCGCCGGACACGAACTGCCCGTCACCCCAAATCACCCGGTACTGACGCCGGAAGGTTGGGTCGCTGCGGGACTGCTCCAGATAGGACAGGACGTCCTGAGCTACAGCGTCAACCACCAGCGGATGATGCCCTTTGACGCCAGTATGCGTCCAGGCGATGAGCAGGTTCCAACCCCGATCGGCGAGGTCTTTGACGCGCTGCGGCAGGCGGGCCCGGCCAGCCGCCCCCGAACAGTTCCACGGCGACGGGTGCTGCGGCGATGTCGAGGTTGTACTTGCTCACGGCCTGCTGGGCGGTGGCGTAGACACCCAACTCGGCGAGAGCCTCGATAATGACCGACTCTTCGAGGGTGGCCCCGGCTTGGCTCCGCTGCTTGCCGATGGCTCGCCGTTCGAGGTCCTCGATGGGCCGTTCCATCCCGCGCACAGCCTCGTGGGCGGCGGCCGTCTGCGCTCGGCGCTCTTCCTCGCTCATAAGAGCCCACTTGCGCCGTTCAGCCTCGCTGCGGTCGGTGCGGTAACCACGTCGCAGCAACGCGGCGCTGATGGTTGGCTGGGCACGTCCTACGCTGGCGGCGATATCGCCTTGCGGCACGCCGTCGAGATGCAGCCGAATGGCCTCTTCGACCCAACCGTCCATCTTCAAAGGTCGGGCCCGGCGAGCCTCGGCAGTCGTGCGCATAACGCCAGCCTCGCGCAGGCGCTTATCGATCCAAGCGGGGCTGATGTTGAGGGCGGGCGCCATCTTGCGAGACGACTCGCCAGCGAGGTAACGGCGGATCAGGTCATCAAGATCGATGTCCGGGACTTTGCGGGGCATGTCTACAATCTCCAGTCCGGTGCCGGGTGGTATGTGGCACAAGGGATTGTAGTACACAACTGCAGGCACAGCCTGAGCGCCTACCTGCCCGGCCTGACCAGGCCCATCACCAACACGGAGGATCCGGAGGGTGAGGACGCCAGGGAGCACCTCCGCGCGCTGGAGCGGGAGATCCGGCGGGCCAAGGTCGCCCGCGACGCACTCATTGACCCGACCGAAAAGGCCCACCACGCGGCCAAGGTTGCCGAGCTGCAAGAGCAGATCCGCGTGCACGTGGCCGAATTTGAACACCTGGGCCTGTTCCGGAAACCGTGGCGCGAGCAGCCCGACTTGGGCAACAGCGAGCCTCCGGGCGTCGGCGAGCCCGAGAGGAAGCCCAGGCCGACCCCGCCGACGATGCCGGACCCGACAGATCAGCCGGTGGTGGTGCAGGAGGACACCCGCACCCAACCAGCAGGACACGACCTACCCAAGCCGCTGGCGCCAACCGGCCCGCCGCCCCCGGAGATCGAGGTGCGGCAGGCCGACGCCGCCCAGAACGCGGACGCGCTCACCGCCGCCCCGGCCCGGATCGGCACCAAGAAAGACCCGCTACCGGGGGCGGTCGGCCTGACGCCGGCCCAACAGCGGGAGGCGTACCGGGGGCTCCTGGACTACAAGGGACCGTCCTACGTAGCCATCAACGGATGGCTACGCGGCGGCATGCGGGAGCGGTTCAGCGCGGCTGAAATTGAGGCCGCCCGCCCGGACGCCGAGCGGCGCATCGCGGCGATCGACCTGGGGATGCTCGCGTCGCCCCTGGCCCGGGATGTGATGGTCTACCGTGGAGTTTTCGCCGCACGGGACCTGTTCGCGCGACCGGTGACCTGACCGGCCATGAGTGGGTAGAGCAGTCCTACGTGTCCACCTCCGCCATGGAGAGCCTAGGCCGCCAGTTCGCCCGCAACAATCCGTCCGGCGGTGTGCTGCTGCGCATCCTCGTCCCCCGCGGTGTCCATGGGGTGACCCTGTCCGCCTATGGCGGCAAGGAGGGCGAGCTGCTGCTACAGCGTGGCCTACGGCTGCGGGTGGCGGTGGACCGGGGCATTGTGGACGGTGTCCGTGTGCTGGAGGTTGAGGTCCTGCCATGACTGACCCGTCATTCACGCTGGACGATCTGATCGGTCTGGCCGAGCGGACCCGGATAGCCGCACTGAATGATCTTGAGCGGCTGGGCGAGCGGATGGCGGGCGGCTACTCCCCGCCCGTGCTGCGCGAGCCGGACAACCGGCCTGGTTGCTCACGCCATGGCGTGAGCAACCGGACCCCTGGGTCGCCGCCTGACCCCCCCCCACCACCAGCAGGCCCATGCGGGCCTGCTTCCTGACGCCCGGATTGACGCCGGGCCCAAGCGTGCCCATGGAGGCCCGTCATGACAGCACCAACCCCACCCGCTGACCCTGGCACCGCAGGCGCGGTACCGCAGCCAGCGCCACAACCCGCGCCACAACCGGCACCGCCCACCTACGTGCCGCCACCGGGCATGGCCCCGCCAGCGGCACCAACCGGGCCGGTGTACGCACCACCCGTACCGCTGCCGCCGGCCCCACCGGCTGATGTGGATAGCGA